TTCTTTTAATACAAATAAAGCTAAACCACCCACACCTATTACAGTACATTCATAAAAGCCAAACCCCATAAAGAAGTAAGCGTATAATGATAATAATATTGATATAGTTCCGATAACGTCTAATATTCCTTCTCTTAAATTTTTCATCTTAATTGCTTTTTTTCTTTATCATAGGTTAAACACCTATCTTCTATTGTTATTGTGACATATTCAGCTTCTTTAAGCTCTTTTGTTAGATACTTTTCAGCAGTACCCCAAATCTTCTTATAATCTGTATTAAAAGCTACCAAAATACACCCTAAAGTATCTTTACTTGTATTGCCACCATGAATACGAATACCACTAAACATAGGTACATCTAATAATAATGGCATTAATCTTTTAAATCTATTTGATTGGGTTAGTTTTACATTATAAGTTCCCGTAGGTATTGCAGTTTCACCATATACTTTTACACCGTCTGCTCTTTTTTCATCTTCTAAAGTATAGCAAAAAAATTCACCATCTATAAATAAATCACCTATTATACTTCTATCACCTCTAGTATTATACGTATGTCTATATAAATTTAGTTCCATTACTTCTTTTCGTGTATCTCTATTTCTTTAAATAGTTTACTAATTTGTTTGTCTTTAGACTTAATAATACTTTCTAATCTATTACAATTATTCTCCCATCTTAAAAGGTTGTTTTTTTGGTCTTCTATAGTTACACTTTTTTCATTATCTTTTTCTATAAGTATCTCTACTTTACTTGTTAACCTCTCTACTTTGTTTTCTAAGTCTTCAATCAAATCCTTATAGAACTTTTGATAGTTTAAAGCTAACTCTATATCTTCTTTTTTCTTACTAAATATTTTAGATAAAACCCAAGTAACTAAACTACTACCTAAAACAGCTCCTATTAAGTCGAATCGTTCCATTAGTAAATAATTATTCCTCCTGTTTGTTTAGAAGTCTTACAATACAAAGGATAAGCTGTAGCATCATCTTCTCTTATTTGTTTAATATAGTAGTCTATTTCTTCTCTAAACCTTTCAGCTTTCATAATGTAGTCGTTTCTAGTATTACCATAACCTAAGTCTGTTGCTGGTTCGCTAGTAGCTGTTAAATTAGTATTAACACCACCTTTAGATATTTGTGTTCTAACTTGTGTTAGGCTCTCATATACTACATAGTGAGCTAAAGCATCTTTAATATAAACTAATACGTTAGTGTTATTAGTAGTTAAACTAGCAGCAGCTATCTGAGTTAATAACTCTTCATAAAATTCTTTTCCTAAAAACTCTCTAATGTAAAAACGTTGTGAGTATAAGATATATTGGTCAAGATAAGCAGTATCTAAATTAGAATTAACTATAGCTATTTCTTTAATTTCTGCTGTTGTCATCATTTCAGTATCTCTAGCCATTGTCTACCTCCTTATCTTTTTTTTGTTCTGTTTGTACTTTTTGTTCGTCTGTTTTAGGCTCATATCCTAATAACTCTCTTTGTTCGTCTTCTGTTAACACTAACTTAGGGTCTAGTTTATCCTCTATTCCTACAGGAGCAACATTTAAAATACCTACTTCATAGTCAAAACCAGCTATCTTAATTAAGTCGTTAAACCCTTTTAATAATGGGTTTTGAAATTGTGGTATAATAACACCTTTTAAAGCTATGTTATATTCATTTCTTATTTGTTGGTTACTATCTAAAGAACCAGCAGTAGCAATACCAGCTAAACTAGGAAACCACCTATGACCAGCTATAATTTTATCTTGTGCTGTTTGGGCTAATTGTAGTAATTGCCCTTCTTTAACACCACTAAATTCTGTGATTTGTACAGCTTGGTCAACACTATCAACCATTTGAATAACCATTTTACCATTCTTACCTTCACCAGTAAAACCATCTCTTACTTTCTCTACGTAAGTTTGCTCATTCATTCCCTCTGGTGGTGTACCTATGATATTCATCATAACACTAGGAAAAAACCCGTTTTCTAATTCAGAGAGATTAAATTGTACTATCTTATATTCAACGTCAGCCCATTTAAGAACTTGTAAGTGTTCGGGTAAACCGTAATAGTCAAACTCTGGCACATCGTTCTTTATGTGCATTACAAAATGGTCTTGTTTAGTGTCTAACTTACCGTCCCAAAGGTCTATTTTTTCTACAGGGTAATCATTATGACTAATCTGTGAAGGGTCGTTTTTAATAACGTGCCACCATGCAGATACATAAGCAGTTTCTTCTGATACTCTAACTTTAGAAGCATCCATATAGAAAGCACTTGTAAATTCTTTACCTTTCTTTACTTCGATATAAACATTACCACTATAAGTATAGTCGTAAGCCTCTTTACCAAACAACCAATGTAATGACTGTCTATTAGAATTAATCTCTTTTATCCAATCTAAGAACTTTTGGTCTACCGTTTCTTCTGGTATCTGTTCACCATCTTTATTATAAGTGAATCCAGTTCCAGCAGTATAAACCGCTTTAGATTGTAATATAGCCCCATGTGTAGGGCTTCGTCTAGCTCTTTTAGCTAAATCGTTAATATAAATATTGTCGGAGTCCTTAAAAAAAGGATACCAAGGCGTTTGCTTAAGACTTTTTTGTTCCTTTTCTGTTGTTACTGTTACGTCTTGAAGAGCTAACGCTGTTATCTTTTGTGTCTTTTTCTGTGGCTGGTACTTCCTCGAATTTCGGGGTTTCCTCACGCCTTGTGTTGTCTTCGACATACTCTATAAATTCACAATTAAGCGTAAATAATCTTTTTAATTTCTTTTGAGATAAAGTAGGGTATAGGAATGTAACCCCATCGGAGTTACAAACCTTTTTACCTATCCCTCTGTCTTTAATGATATACATTAAGAACCTACATTAATAGTACCACTCAAATTAGAATCGAAAGTACCTACCATTTCTCTAGCAATTTCTCCACTCTTACCACTCATAGTTAAAGTGTAAGCGTTTTGACCTTGTAATTCAGCTTCTAATGTAGTTGTAACGTTTGCATTTAAAGCAGCGTCAGTTAACAATATTTCATCATATCCAACTACAAACGCTTGGTTATAAGAACCTGTAGAAATATATGTTTCAATTATTGCAACAACTCTACAAGAAGTAAATAACTCTTGTAATGCTAATGCTTTTGTTTTGTCTAATTTTGGTATTCTAGCTTCAACTGTATGTTCTTGCATAGATGAACCGTTTTCACGACTACCTTCTGCAGTATAAGAAGCACCTTCGTCATCTATTTGTATCTCGAAAAATACATCAGAAGTAGCATCCATTGTTACAGCTGTATAATCTTGTAAGACACCAGCAGTAAAAGAAGTAATGTTTTCTCTGTTTGCTACAAAGATACGTTTAATACCACCTCTTCTGTTTTCGTCATCACAAGTTACTAGAATATCATTTGATAATTCTGCCATTGTTATTTGTTTGTTTAATAAAGGAGTAGAAATAAATCTACCCCCTTTTTATTATTATCTTAGTAAGCAGCACACACTAACTCGTAGTGTACGATTTGCGCTCCTAATTTGAATTTTTGTGTGATTTTCATTGTTTCATCATCATCAGTAGCGTAACGAGTTTTAAACTCTGTTTCACCAGCTCTAACATCAGAACCAAACACTAAGTTATCTTTAGTAGTATAAACAGCGAAGTTACTTCCTATTAAAGTGTAGTGAGGGTTAGTCGAATCAGCTAAGTTAACATCCCACTCAGGAACAACAACTAATTTAACACCTCTAAACATATAAGTAGCAACACCATCTTGAATATATCTTTGTCCTTCGATATTACCTTGATTTTCTAAAGTAGTAGCGTAGTTATCAATAAATGTGTTAGTTACATAGAAACATTTGTCAGCTAAAGGCATACCTCTTAATACAGCGTTTTGAGCTGACCACATTTGACGTAGTAAACCTAAAGCACCGTCAGAAGCTAGTACATCAGAAGATTCAAATGCCGTAGCATCTGCATCAATCCAACAATCAGTTCCAATAGTTGCAGAGTTATCATTCATTAGAGTAACCCAACCATCGAACATATCCCAATCAGTATCAGCATCTCCATTTTCAGCGAACCAGATAATTCTTTGAATATCAGATTTAACACCAGAAACAACTTGCTTCTTAATAACTTGGTCAATTTTAGTACCAGAAATATCATCTCTAGCAACTCCTGTCTTCATTAATTCAGAGAAAATAGTGTCATCCCATTGGTCAACACACTCTTCTAAATTAGCTTTAATTTTTTCTACTGTAATCGTTTTATCGTTAATAGTAGTTGTAGAACCAGCAACAGCCCATCCACAAGTAGTATACTTCTTTAGAACTTTTCTTAATTTTTGTGGTAGATAAATTTGTGCTTTATCTCCTTTAATTTCTTTGAATTGGTACATCTCAGCTAAAGAAGGACAATTTTCTTCTGGTTGATAGAATAAAGTATCTATAACCTCTGCCCCAGCGTAAGTATGCGTAAAATTCGATTGTAATACGTCAGCCATTTTAGTTTATTTTAAATTTGTTTAACATTCTAGTAGCAGTCTTGTTTAAAAAACCGTTTACTACTTCTTTCTTTTCGTCTGCGTCTGGTGATTTTTCACCTTTAGCTTCTGTTCCTTTAGCGTTTGCTTTTTCAAGCTCTGCTGTTAATTTTGCGATTTCATCAATCTTAGCTACATTGTCAGCTTTTACGCTTTCAACTTCTGCCTTAACTGAATCTACCATTTCCGTAATCTTTACCATAGCCTCTTCGTTAAGCTCAACATTAAT